GGGCTTACGTGCAAGGCTTGCTCTTCACGATGGCCAAGATGCGCGAAGTGGGGGTGAATATCTTCTGGTGCCAGATCACCAACGAGAGCCTCATCACCCGTGCCCGCAACGAACTGGCGCGTGTCTTTCTTGAGAAGGAGATCGACTACCTGATGTTCATCGACGCCGACATTGGCTTCGATCAGAACGCTGTGGCTATGCTGCTAGCTGGAGACAGGGACATCGCGTGCGGCATCTACCCCAAGAAAGAAGTGAACTGGGAGAGCGTCAAGAAGGCAGCGCGCGAAGGTAAGAACGACCTGCACGATCACGCTGGCGCGTTTGTGTTCAACATGGTGGACAACAGCCATCAAGAAACAGACGAAGACGGCTTCATCGAGGTGCGCCACGGCGGCACAGGGTTTATGTTAATTAAACGCCGTGTTTTTGAGGAGCTTGCTCCGCATGTGCCCACCTATCGGGTGTCATCGTTCTTTGACCCGGAGAAGGGGGAGTATGCCAAGCCCCTGACCCATGAGTTTTTTGCAACGAGTATCGACGACAGCGGAGCGTTGCTGTCCGAGGATTATCACTTTTGCGAACTTTGGCGGAAGCACGGCGGCAAAATCCACGCCCACCCGTTCATCCGTCTGACCCACACCGGCACGTACACCTATGATGGTGACATTCTAAAGTCCGGTGGCAACCTGAAGTAGGAGCAAGCAAATGAAGAAGATTACGAAGACTAAGAGCGACCACGCGCGCAAGTTGTTTGAGGACGGTCACAGCACCGCCGAAGTTGCAAGGATATCAAACATAAACTACGGCCACGCATGGAACATCCGTAAGAGTATGCTAGCGAAAGTGCAGGCGGAACCGACGCCAGAGCCAGCGCCAGTTGTGGATAAGCCAGAGCAGCTTGAGAAAATCCTCGACAAGCGGGCCGAGCAATACGGTACCTTCATGCGTAACGCCGACATCGCCATCAAGCTCAAGCAGGTGATCCACAATGCGATGGTGCGTGAGGATACGCAGCTATACCCAGACCAGCTTCAAGCTCTTGATATGATTGTCACGAAGATCGGTCGTATTTTGACGGGTAACCCGTCGCACCTAGATAGCTGGATCGACATCGCTGGCTATGCAAAGCTGGTCTCAGACCGGCTCCAAGGCAACGCAAGGTAAGGAGAGAGACTATGGCTTGGTACAACCCGTGGGGTGAAATCGACGAACTGAAGGTGAAGCTGGCTGCGGCTGAGCAGACATACATCAGGCTAACGAAGCATATCGAAGAGCTTGAGTTTACCAAGAAAGAAAACGAGCGAGAGCTTGACCTGATTGAGTTTGATTTGGGAGAACTCAAGGAGACATATGCAAAGCTTCACGAACGAACCATTGGCTTAGAGAAGGCGTTGGCCGAAGCCAGTAAGAATGATACACGTGATGGCAAGGGTCGTTTTACGAAAGCCAAAAAATAATGCCATCGTGGTCGTACAGCAGCATCAAGACTTTTTCACAGTGCCCGAAGAAGTACTACCACCTCAAGGTGGCTAAGGACGTCAAGGACACCCAAGGGCCAGAGGCTCTTTACGGTGAGGAAGCCCATGCTGCTGCCGAGCACTACATCAAACATGGAACGCCGATCCCTGGGAAATACAAGGTCATGCGACCCGCTGTGGAAGCACTGGCCCAATTTCCTGGGGAGAAGCACACAGAGTTGCGGCTTGGGGTTACCCGTGACTTAGAGCCCTGTAGCTTCTTCGCTAAGACTGTGTGGTGGCGTGGGATCGTGGACTTGTTGATCGTGGACGGCGACACTGCCCACATGATCGACTACAAGACCGGCAAGAACGCCAAGTATGCGGACATGAAGCAGCTTGATCTGATGGCGGGCGCGGTGTTCGTGCACATGCCCGAGGTGCAGAAGATCAAGTCTGGCCTCGCCTTTGTGGTGAGCAACGAGTTTCCGAAGAAGACCCACCGTCGCGAACACCTAGCCACCTACATGTCTGTGTTCAACGACGAGCTAGATCGCTTGGAGGAGGCTTTGGAAAATGGTATATGGAACGCCAAATCCAGCCCGCTGTGTGGGTGGTGTCCCGTCGAAGTTTGTGAGCACTGGCGGCCTCGGAGGAAGTGATGCCTTACAAGAATCCTGAAGACCGTAAGTACGCGAACGCCGCCAAGTATCAGGCGCAACCTGAACAGGTTAAGAACCGCGTGGCCCGCAACACTGCACGGCGCGCGGCCCTCAAGGCAGGCAAGGTGAAGAAGGGTGACAGCAAGGACGTTGCCCACGTCAAAGCCTTCGACAAGGGCGGCTCCAACGGGGACGGTGTGCGCATCGAGAGCGCCGCCAAGAACCGCTCTTTCAAGCGAGACAGCAAGCGCAATCTGGTTTCGGAAGTGAGTACGCGGGAACGCAAAAAGAAATAACCCCGCACGAGGAGCAAACATGCGGATCATTGATAACAAGGTTCTCCTCGTGGAGACACGGGAACCTGCGGCAATTATCGGGTCGATAAAGAAGAGCGCCTTGATGGAGCGCCGCAAGGACCTGAGCAAAGTCGCCGTACACTGGGGTCTCAAGGAAGCGCAGGAACTGACTGCGTTGGGTATGGACGACGTCCCGTCACCCATCCTGCGTGACTACACTTGGACCGGACGGCTTACGCCCTTCGCGCACCAGAAGACCACGTCATCGTTTCTCAGCCTCCACCGCAGGGCATTTTGCTTTAGCGAGGCGGGCACAGGCAAGACGGCTAGCGTCATCTGGGCTGCTGACTATCTCATGAAGAAAGGGCTCGTGAAGCGGGTGCTGGTGCTGTGCCCGCTCTCGATCATGAAGGCCGCATGGCAGGGGGACCTGTTTAAGTTTGCTATGCACCGTAGCTGCTCTGTGGCTCACGGGGACGCAAAGCAGCGCAAGAAGATCATTGAGGCTGGCTCTGACTTCGTCATCATCAACTTCGACGGCGTGGCAGTCGTGGAGGAAACGATTGCAGCGGGAGGCTTTGATCTCGTCGTCGTTGACGAGGCAACCGCATACAAGAATGCGCAGACTACGCGGTGGAAGATACTCAACCGGCTCATCAAGACAACTGACCCACGCCTGTGGATGCTCACTGGTACGCCAGCGGCGCAGTCTCCCCTTGATGCCTACGGTCTTGCCAAGCTTGTGAACCCAGATAACTGCCCTACGTACTTCGGCTCATTCCGAGATCAGGTTATGACGAAGGTAACCCAGTTTAAGTGGGCTCCCCGTGCTGACGCTAACCGCATCGTACATCGTGCGCTTCAGCCGGCGATACGGTTCGAGAAGAGCCAGTGCTTGGACCTGCCGCAGGTGACGCACACCGAACGCGAGGCACCGCTTACCGCGCAGCAGAAGAAGTACTACAAGCTCCTCAAGACCCAGATGATTATGGAGGCTGACGGAGAGGAGATTAGCGCCGTCAACGCAGCCGCCCGCCTCAACAAGCTGCTTCAGATCAGCGGGGGTGCCGTCTACTCGGATACTGGCGAGGTCGTGCATTTTGATGTCAGCAACCGGATCAACGTCGTGCTGGAGGCCATCGGGGAAACCACCCGCAAGGTGCTGGTGTTCGTGCCGTTCACCCATACGATTGAGCTATTGCGGGAGACCTTGGAGAAAGAGAAGATCAGTTGCGATGTCATCAACGGCAAGGTGCCCCTCAACAAACGCAGCGATATCGTCGCGCGGTTTCAGTCCAGCGAGCATCCACGTGTGCTCCTCATCCAACCGAAGGCAGCCTCGCACGGGCTCACGCTGACCGAAGCTGACACCATAATCTGGTACGCCCCAACAACCTCCGTCGAGACCTACCTACAGGCCAACGCGCGCATCGACCGACCAGGGCAGAAGCATGCAATGACCATCGTTCACATCAGAGGTAGCGACGTGGAAGCTAAGCTTTATCAAATGCTTAAGGGTAACATCGTCAACCACCGACAGATTATTGATCTGTACCGCCAAGAAATCTTACAAAGTGCTTGACATTGTGTAGTGTAAGAATATCTTAGGGAGACAATCAAGAAGGAGCAAACCATGCAAGATGTCAAAGCCGACGAGCTTGTGCTCACATACCGGCGGATACGGGACGTGATCCACGAGAAGGAGGAAGCACACAAGGAGGAGATAGCTGCGCTCAAGGCTCAGCAGGATGTCGTCTCCGAAGCACTGCTGGCACTGTGCAATGACCAGAACCTCGACAGCATTCGCACCGCTGCCGGCACAGTTACCCGCTCGACAATCACTCGGTTCTGGACGAGCGACTGGGAATCCATGTACCAATTCATCAGGGACCGAGATGCGCCCTTCCTGCTGGAGCAGCGCATCCATAACGGCAACATGCGCCAGTTCCTTGAGGATAACCCAGAAGACCTGCCCATCGGCCTGAACGCCGATACCAAATATGTAGTCCGCGTACGTAAGCCAACTGGAAAATAAGGAGAAACTCAATGAGCAACCTGACCATCTTCAAGCAAGAAGGCGCTGTTTCGACGGTAGCCAAGCGCGAACTGAGCGACCTCGCCAAGTCGCTGGCAACCCCAAGGAACACCCGCCGCATCGCCACCAACACCAACGGTACCTTCAAGCGTGTCGTCAACGGTGAGCAGATTGGTAAGGCCATCCGTGGTGAGTTCAACGCCATCATCGTTGACGCACTGCCTAAGGTCAGCCGCACGTTCTACGCGGGCAAGTATGATCCCGATGCCAAGCCGACCCTGCCGGATTGCTGGTCGAACTTGGGTGATAAGCCAGAGGCAGCTGCGGGCAATCCACAGGCTAGCAACTGCGCCTCGTGCCCCAAGAACGTCATAGGTTCAGGTGAGAGCGGTAAGGGCCGTGCGTGCCGCTTCCAGCGCCGTATCGCTCTCCTGATTGCGGGTGATGACTCCGGTGACGTCTACCAGTTCAACGTGCCCGCCAAGTCGCTCTTCGGTAAGGGCAGCGGCAACGTGCATCCGTTCGAGAGCTATGTGAAGTTCCTCATCGCCAACGGCGAAGGTCCTGACACGGTGGTGACCAACATCGCCTACAACCTCGACGCAGAGACCATGGAGCTTCAGTTCACGCCGATGCGCGGTGTCAACGACGAAGAGTACGCACTGGTCCAAGCAGCGCGCAGTGATCCGGCTACGCGCGAGATGATCGTGCTGACCGTAGCTGCGCAGGAAGCGGCACCTGCAAAGGCGCAAGAAGCTGCGGCACCCAAGCCCAAGGTTGTCTACTCCGACGAGCCGGATGACGAGGAGGAAGAGGTCATCGCGGAACCCAAGAAGCGCGCAGCCAAGAAGGGAGCCGACGTCGTGGTCCCGCAGGGTGACCTTGCCTCGGTTCTCAACGCTTGGGGCGACGGGGATGAGGACGAGTAAGCATGGTGTATGGCTATAGCCAGCGGCTCATAGAGCGGAACGGCCAAGCCAATAGGCATCTTGTAGGGGTGCGGCTGGGACAGGCATGCATAAAGCATCAAGTGCCTGTTTCAGCCGTGGCCCGTGAGTTCAAAGTATCGCGACAGACTGTGTACAGCTGGTTCACCGGAGCGTCTAACCCCTCCGCAGCGGTCCGCGCGTTAATGGACGCCTATATCGCCAAGCTACCGTAGGGTGCCCGCCTTACACTGCTCTTTTTCTGTAGGCGCTTTCTGCGCCCGATGAGTAGCGACCTCACATATGACCGACTTCGATCTTCTCAGAGCAGTACAACCAGATGATGGCTGGTTTGTTGTCGTGAGCCTCAAGGGCTCTGGCAATGAAGTGCAGCGCAGACAAGACTTTTTATCCACGCGGGAAGAGGTTGATGTCCTCGCTGAACGTCGCTCGAAGAGCGGCTGGAACGTGTTCTTCGGCGTTGCCAAGTACGCCACGGATCAGAACCGCACCAAGGAGAACGTCCAAGGGCTTAAGGCATTCTGGCTCGACATCGATTGCGGAGAAACCAAGGCGCAGCCAAACGCCAAGACCGGGCGTCCAGAAGGCTACATCGATCAAGCTACCGGATTGGCCGCACTTCAACGCTTCTGCCGTACCGTCGGGTTACCTCGTCCCATCATCGTCAACTCAGGGCGCGGCGTACACGCATACTGGGCGCTGACGGGAACTATCACAAGGGAGCAGTGGGAGCCCGTGGCCGAGCGGCTGCGCAAGCTGTGCACCACACATGAGCTTTACGTAGACAACGCCGTCTTCGAGGTGGCGCGCATCCTGCGCATACCTGGCACGTTGAACTACAAGGACGACCCACCGCGTGAAGTTACGGTGCTGGCGACCGGTCAGCCTGTGGACTTCGAAAAGTTCTACAGCATCCTTGGGGTGAAGGCCGCAGAGATACTGCCGCTTGAGACACCCAAGCGTGAGCTTTCTGAGCTTGCCAAGTCGCTGCAAGAGAACATCACATCCAGCTTCGCCAAAATCTTACAGCGGAGCACCGAGGGGAACGGCTGCCAGCAGATACTGGACTGCTATGAGAACCGCGTCTCACTGGCTGAGAACCGCTGGTTCAGCGCCCTATCGGTTGCGAAGTTCTGCGCAGACCAAGACACCGCCATCCACACCATGTCGGAAGGCCACCCAGACTACGACCCGCACAAGACGCTACAGAAGATAAAACACATTGTCGGGCCGCACACCTGCGAGACGTTTGAGCGTGGCAACCCTGGGGGCTGTGACGGATGCCCATTTGCGGGGAAGATCAAGTCCCCCATCACGCTGGGTAACGAGGTGATTGCAGCCACCGAAGAAGACAATGTGGTTGTCGAAGAGCCGGAAGAGGAAGGGTTTGCGCCTAAGACCCACGTCATTCCTGAATACCCGTTCCCGTTCTTTCGCGGTAAAGCTGGGGGTATCTATCGCAAGTCCCCGCTAGGGAGGGATGGTAAGCCGATTGAAGAAGGCGACATCCTTGTGCTGCCGTATGACTTCTACATCCTGAAGCGCATGCGGGACCCTATCGAGAAGGACGTGGCGGTCTTCAAGTTTCACACTCCGCAGGACGGCGTCCGCGAGTTTACGGCTCCCCTCGCCAAGATTTCAGAGTTGGGAGATTTGCGCAAGCTCCTCGCAGGGGAGAGCATTCTGTGCGGTAAGAAGCGGTTTGAGTATTTAGCAGAGTACATACGGGCGTCACTGATGGCGCTTTCAGAGAAAAGAAAGGCAGAACTAATGAGACTTCAGTTTGGCTGGGCGGATAACGACAGCAAGTTTATCGTTGGTGATTCAGAAATCACCGCAGAGGGCACCTTCTATAGCCCGCCCTCGTCTATCACGGGGCTAATTGCTGAGCGCATGGGGCCTGTGGGTTCGCTGGATAAATGGAAAGAGGTCTTTAACCTCTACGGGCGTCCCGGCCTTGAGCCGCATGCGTTTGCCGCGCTGACGGGCTTCGGTGCGCCGGTCTTCAAGTTCCTTGGCCAGCGGGGAGCTATGCTCAACGTCATCCACCCACACTCGGGCACGGGTAAGACCACCATCCTGCATATGTGCAACAGCATCTGGGGGTCGCCTGACGGTTTATGCTGCGTGCAGGAAGACACGCTGAATGCTAAAATCATGCGGCTCGGCATATATAACAACCTACCATACACCGTCGATGAAATGACCAACATGACGTCGGCAGAATTCTCGGTGCTGGCCTACAACATCACGCAGGGACGCGGTAAGGACCGCGTGAAGGCATCCTCGAACGAGTTGCGGCACAACGCCACGACGTGGCAGACGATGGCACTGTGCTCATCGAACGCATCCTTTTACGAGAAGATGGGTGTGGCCAAGAACAGCCCCGACGGGGAGCTTATGCGCCTCGTGGAGTACAAGATCGACTATACGGACACCCTTGACCCGCTGATGGCCAAGAACATGTTCGACCACCAGCTGATGGAAAACAACGGCCACGCTGGGCGCATCTACGCGGCATGGTTGGTTGCTAACTACGAACTGGCCAAAAAGACTGCGCTGAACACGCAGGCTAAGCTGGATCGTGAATTGAAGCTCACGCAGCGCGAACGCTTCTGGTCGGCGGTGTTGGCTGCTAACCTCACTGGGGGTGCGATTGCCAAGCACATTGGCTTGATCGACTGGGATATGCCGAGCATCTATGACTGGGCTTGCAAGCTACTTTTGAGCCTGCGTGATGACGTGCAGCCGCCGCGCAACAACGCCATCGAGGTGGTGGGTGACTACATCCGTAGGAACATTCAGAGCATCTTGGTGGTCAACGAAGAAGCAGACGCTCGGTCCAGCATGCTTGCCGCTCCGATACTGGAGCCACGCAACGAGCTTCTGATTCGCTGGGAGCCCGACACGCAGAAGATGTACATTGCCACCGTGCCGTTTAAGCGTGACTGCGCGCAGTTCCAGATCAACTACAAAGAGACCATGGATTATCTCAGCAAGCGCGGAGTGCTTACCGGCAAGATCGTTAAGCGGCTGAGTAAGGGCATGAAGATGGTTGCCCCGCCGGTCTACTGTCTGGAGTTTAACACCGCCTCGGAAGAGTTTTTCAGTGTGGGCGACGTCGTAGGTGTCGGGAGTACCGATGCAAGTTGAGAAGGTTAGCTACCAAGTCAACTGGAAGACGTTCAAGCGAGGCACGTCGATCTTTATCCCGTGCCTCGACCCCGTCCGAGCGAAGCGAGAGGTGCGTCCCGTCATGGATCGGCTGCGATTTAGCGTCGTGATGAAATCTGTCGTCGAGGATGGCGTCAGGGGTTTACGTATCTGGCGCGTTTAGTTATATAGCGCGTGAGAGTTTGCTCCTCTCTGGTTGTACTAACCCCCGCTGGTTTCCCCCAGCGGGGGTTTTTTTTTATTCCCTATTACGTAGTGTATCACGCACGAGCGCGTCGTATTTCTCTGGTACGCGCAGCCCTTGCATTGAGTTACCACGGGCTTCAGCACGCGTCTGAATTGACTCCGCTGCATTCTCGTCTGAGATCGGATGGATGTAACCGGTACGGGCTTCCCACTTGCTGATCTCGTCCCAGATAGCACTAATCTTCGCCGCGTTTTCGTTAGTTGGGTTACGGTCCAGCTGCAAGGTAGCTTTGTCCAGCCGATCAAGGAACTTGCTGCGCTCCTTTTCGATTGCGTCCACGGTGCGCTTAACCATGATATTGGTCTTCTGGATGTCAACCACCTCGGTGCTACCGAAGCCGCCAGCTTGCAGCAGCAATTTGCCGAGAGTGTACTCCTCCTTTGCCTTTACCACGTCACCTGTGGAGGGTGTGACGTAACCTTCTTCTGCAAGGCGCTTGGCTATGATACTTCCCTTGATAAATCCGGGCGCGAAGTTTTCAGCCATGCGCTGCCAGTCGCCGTCCATCGCATAGTCTGTACCCCGAGCAAATAGCTCGGCTACACCACCCGTTGCTCCCGCCATATTCCACCACAAAGACTTCGCCGCTTCCTGCGTCGTGTCTGTAGGGGCGTCATCTCGGAAGAACATATTGTCCAACCCGACTGAGCCGAAGTTGACATCCGTAGCAGCGGAAACCGGACCCATCTTAATCCCACGTACGACCGTTTTGGCCTGTTCAGGTGCCAGGTCGAGGTAGAACGCGAAGTCGCTGTCGGGGCCGAAGTAACTTGGGAGGAACCACTCACGGAACCACAGATCAAGGTTACGAGAGAAAAGCGGGTTGAACTCGTCCTCCTCACCCGGCTCCTCATCATCTGGGCGCATCTCGTCGATGATTGCCTGCGCCACACCCATCATGAAGCTATATCCGGGCATACCCACAGTACCAGCAAACATCCATGTCATACCAAGGACGCCGAAGAACTTTTGTGCAGCTGCGGTGCGCTCCGCACGAGTGGGCATTAGACCGACCATACCCATGAACGAACGGATCAGCAATGACGCCATCTGGACCGGAAAAGTGAAGAACTGGAATGCAATACGTCCCGGTATTGTTTTAAGCATACGCGGCTTGCTGGTCTCCGCGTAGTCAAACATAGTCTCTTGCGTAAGTTCGGAGGCGGTATCAGCGGCGATGACCTGCGCCGTCTTGGCATCTACACCTCTTGCGCGCTGCTTTTTAAACTCAAGCTCAAACGCGGACATGTACATAATCTCACGCGACATGCGCTCGATGTGATGCATACCCCCAGTGGTAAAGTCCCACACGGCACGGCTGGTGCGAGCGCCGCGTGTTTCGTACTGCTCACTTGGGCGGCTTTTGCGCCCGAAGAGGTCGCCGGAATAGGTGTTACCAGCAAGCCCCCGGCTCATCATGTCGTCCCAGCCAAACTGGAGCGCATCACCCAGTTCTTTATTCTTGTTCTTACGTACGTAGGCAGAATCCCCGATGGTGGGTTGACCCCATTCGGTGATGACATTCCCGTTTTCATCGCGCTTAGAGGTGCCGAACTTGCGGGGGAAGGTAGCCATGTACCGTGTCGCAAGAGCAAGAGTCTGCGCAGTTCCGTAGCGTTCCGCAAGAAAAGTCAACCCCACAAACGGAAGTTGGAAGAACTGAAGCAACTGCGACTTAACCGAAGTCAGCAGGAAAAGGAACGATACCTTCGTAGCAAAGTTGGCAATAAAACTTCCGGGAGGAGCGTCAGGTGAAATAGCCTGCGCAGTACGCATCGCCATTTCGTCCACATATGGAGAGAGCAGGTTTTTATCTGGGTTACCCTCCAGCATACCATAGGCTTCACCAACCAAATTGCGCATGTCTCGGGCATGCTGAAGCTGAGCTAGCCTATTAATAGCCGCCATTTGTGTGTCGGTATAGGCGCGCAGGACGTCAGCGGAGAAACCGGAGATACCCTGACGATGTTGCATACGCTCTAGCGTCGTGCCTTTCGGCAGCGACGAGATATACATCTGGAAGACCATGTCCTTGATAGCTTTGGCATCTGCCGAACCACCCTTGTCAATCTCATCAAACACCTTCTTGAGTACGTCCGATGGTTCGTTTGCAAAGAAGTCGGCTTGCAGCCCGTCAACGTCACGTCCGTAAGTAATTGTGCTTGGGTCGGCCATAATCTCTTCGGCAGAACGGGTATCCCCACCCTGACGAATTTCTTCAATGGCACTTTGAAGCGCAAAGTTCCAAGCAGTCTCATTATCCAACCGCAGAGTTGTACGACCCTTACCCTTACCTATACGCACCCAGAAGTTGCCAGAGCGATACAGCGGGGAGTAGGGCCCCAGTTGCTTGGCCTTACTATACATGTCGTTAATACGACGTTCGGTGTCCTTCTTTGCCGCAGCGCTAAGACCTGAACTACGGATGTTGTCGATAATCGTACGGTGCTCAGCGTCAAAAGCTTTTTCGAAGTTGCTGATCGCCATCTGGTACAGACTCTGGCCCTCGCCGTTGCCCATTTTGGGGTCGGCAAGTTGCTCGTATAGATCGTACACGTACTTCAGTGTGTTGAGCCGATTGTTAAGGCTGCGCTTAGATGCACCTTTTTTAACAAGCTCTTGCATCTTCGGATCGTTATCGACCATGTCTTGTAAGGACGCATAGCGCGGGTCAGCCTCCGCCGACGTGGACGCGTTAAGGAGCATGGAAAGGACGCGGCCACCTTCCTTGAACTTAGTATTGAACTTACGCCAGCGGTTTGCTTCGTAGCTCAACCGTTCGAGCATTTTGTTGCGGGTGCCCGTCATCATTTTAAAGGTGTTGTCGAGTTCAGCCAGCTTGCGCGCCAGCGGCGGCGAGTACTTTTGCACGTTACGCAGGATGTCGCGGTTGAAGTAGAACATGTAGAGCGCCGCACGGCGGCGCTTGGCATCCAGTGTCGTCCACACGGAATTAAGCAGCCGGATTTTTTCCTTAGAACCGCGAGCCGCAAAGAACAGCGCACCTGCCGAACGGTTAAGCTCCGCAGCTTTATCAGCGGTAGCTAGCTTCTTCTCAAGGCGCTTTACGCTGGCCATGTTCCTAAAATCAGTGACTTCGGCGGCAAGCATCTGCCCTTGGGTCGCGCCGCTTTCGGCAGTGAGAACAGCCCGCAAACCGCGAATGACGGCGGCGTTGCTCGGGAAACCAAAGAAGTCCTTCACGGCTTCGATGAAGTCGCTAAACCAAGTGCGCGCCGCGCCTACCCAGCCAGTCCGTTCTGCGCGCCTGCCGATTAGGTCTGTGGCGTTGACCGCCCAGAACTCGGATGGGTTCGACAAGTGGTACACCGAGTAAGGAATACTTCCCGAAGCAAAAGACTCACTGAGCTCACGTTGCGCTTCTCGATCACCATAGTACGCTTGCACAATTGCGCCCAGCACGTTGCGCATCTCGGTGTTGTTGGTTCTCTCGGCTAGAGCGAGAAGGTCATCGATCCGCTTACGCCACGCAGCGCGGATACCGTTACGCACCGCCTCGGGCATCAAGCGCTCGGTGTGGTGCAGGATTTCGTGTACAGCCGTGCCGTCGTTAGCGCCGCTTGCAAAAATAGTTATAAGGCGCACGATAGGATTATACTGGCCAGCCGGGCTTTGCTCATTGCCCGCTCGGAACGAAAAGGCCAACTCTTCGGCAATGGCTGGATTGCGTTCGAGTACCCAGCGAGCGAGCGCCGCAGCTCGCGGGCTAAGTTGACCGTTGCGTTCGGCGCGGTAGATAACCTCCATGGCGCGTTCAAAACCACGAACACGGGGACGAGCGCGATTAAGCTGATTCCGGTAGATACGCCTATCAACATCTCGGCGCAAAGCCTCCAACCCAGCAAGAAGGCGCGCAACGAGGCCATCCTTCCTATACTGCCTCATGATGCGGTCGAGACGGGCGCGAACATTCACTTGCTCGCCAGCCGGAAGGGGACCTAGCATGGCCTCAATGTCAGTGTTGCGAGGCTCATCGGTCAGATTAGCCTGCGCTGCCTCAGGCGTTTCTTGGGTGTCCACCTGCCTAATATTTTCAAACATCCGACCCTTTGGGGCCTTAGGAGTAGTCGGGGCCTTACCGAGAATGCCGCGCTGAATGACGTTGCCATCAGCGTCCACAACGGCGGGGCGCGTGACTTGGAGAGGGGGGTTATTGCCCTCGTAGTCATAAAACTGGTCAATCGTAACTTCGCGCAAGGATTTAAGTAATTCGCCTTGTAGTTGCCGTTGCCAGCCAATGATCATGTCACGACCGGGGAGAGCAAGCAGGGCACCGTCCGGAGCCTGCACCACCGACATGGTCATGTTAGAACCCAGCATCTGCATGGGGATTTCCCGCACCGTGGACGCTTTAAGCTGGTCAAGAGCATCAAACGTCGGCGCTTCCACAATGGCTTGATAGTTTTGCAGGATCGGTGCGTAGGCTTCTGGCAGGGGTGCTTCTTCTTTAACGGTAGGCGCAGTCTCAACGGTAGGCGCGGCCTTAGCTTTAGCAACGCTATCCTGCGCCCACTGCTGACCGGCTTTGTATGCGTCGAGAACTTCCTGCCCTGACCTTTCGAGGATTCGCTGGTCAGGGATAGGCTCAAGACCAAGGGCAACGTCACGCACGCCTTCAGCGAACATACCATATAGTTCGGTATTGGGCGTATACCCACGAGACCGCGCTTCGGGCACTGAGAACGCTATAAGGTTCTTCGCAATCTCCTGCGGGGTGGGTTCTGGTTTGGGTGTAGGCTTGATCTCAGGCGCGGAGGTAGCAGTGGGTGCAATTTCTCCCGTTATTGGCGTAGGCGTAGGCGCAATCTCTTCGGCTACTAGCGTAGGCTTAACCTCAGTAGGCAAAGCTTGCTGGTTCGCCTCAAATTGCGATTGGATTGCCGCACGTTCTTCGTCGGCCTTGGCATTGATAGCCGCAAGCCGGGTGTTGAGTTCGTCTTGAATTTCTTGAGCATTCGGAGGTCCTGCAACCGTAGCGCTAGGCGCGGCGGTCGCGCGCGAAGGGATTTCTTCGCCGCGCAATTGCATACCACGTTCAATAACCGCCCCGATGGCATCGTAAGGAGCGACTTCAGGACTCTCAAGGACAATACGCGCAGCTTGCTTCTTCTGCTCTGGGTTAAGCTCCGTAACCCCATAAGTATCTTCGAAGTCCAGCGCAGACGCTTCAAACGCTTCTTCAATGGTCGGAATTGTGGCTTGAATCTGCTTACCGGTAATAGATGCTAGCGGACGCTGCTGTGTGTCTTCACCAGCTTGTTCGGCGGTTTCAGCGGTTCCAGCAACTTTAACGGCTTTAGCGGTTCCGGCATCTGCCGGTTTCCTCTGCTCCGCGACATAGTTTTGTACGTCGCCCCCTGCCTTACGAAGTGCATCCGCGTCAGACATGCCTTCGGATTTGTATTTAGCAACCGCCGCCTCAAACGCGTCAGCAAGCTGCCCGCGCGTCGCATTAAATTCTTTAAGTCGCCCTTCTTCGGCTTCCTGCTTCAAAGTGCGCTTAGCTCGGGCGGTTTCTGACCGAGACCCTATTACACCAGTGGTGAACGTCGTAGGTGTACCGACAAGACCACCGCCGATACCTTCTGCTACCGATGCTTCGAAAACACGCTTCAGGTTTTCGTCGCTAAGCAACGGGCCAGTCTGCTCACCAATTGCACGTTCACCGAGGATGGAAGTAATTTCCTGCGCGCCCCCAGTCAGGGCTTCTTCGCCGGTTTCGCGTGGGAACCGTTTGGCCGCTGCCTTACCCTCTTGCTTAACAGACTCGATGAACGAGCGCTTGGCAGCAGCTTCGAGGACGTCGCGCGTGCCTTCCTTGCCGAGTTCAGAAGTAATCTTACGGCTAAGCACGGTGCCGACAGGACCGAACAGATCGAGCGCACCCTGCACGGCGGCAGACACGGCAACCACATCGCCGCTATCCCGAAGGTACTTGGCGATTTCCGTAGCCTGCTTTTCAAGCGGCAAATCTTTATATTTCTCGCGCGCGAACGCGATGCGGTTCGCAGTTTCCGCGCCGTAGCTAATAGCCGTACCCGCAGTAAAACCACCTATTGGACCAGCGACTGCACTAGAAGCCATGGTGACTGGAAGCTGAGCAGCGGTTTCGCCTATCACACCGCCGAGGTAATTTTTAAACGAAGCCCAGCTATCAATGTCGCTAACCTGCGTTGTCTTTGCACGGAGCGGACGTGCTTCTTCTTCCGCTTCTTCGACACGCTGAAGGGCGCGTTCAAAGCGCGGCGCGATATTCTCAGTAATTTTATCCACCCCGCCGCGCATAATTGCACGCTCACGAGGATTAGCATTGTAGTACCGGAACGCAGCCTCATCTATGGCGAGTTCGGTGTCGGGCCCTGCGGCGACAGGGATACCCATGCCAAATGCGCCAGCTTGACCAGCGACCATAGCCGCTGTCATCCGAGCTTCTTTCAATTCCTCTTCAGATTTGAACTTGGGCTTGTACTTGCCGCTATCAATCGCATCGAAGATTTCGCGTTCCTGCGCCGCCGCATTGACGGGACCAGCGAATGCTTGTGTAGCAGCCTGCTGCGGTATGTTAGCTAAACCAATCAAACCGCTCTTAAGGCTGCTACCGATCTGCTCGAAGAAGCCCGGTTGTGCATCGCCTTCTTCCTCGGGTGCCACCTGAGCGGGAGCTACAGCGGTAGGCGCAGCCAAAGCAGCATCAGGTGTAGCAAGTGCAGGCTTACCCGCTTGTGGGGCACGCTTGAGGATTTCCGCCATCACCGTTTCACGGGGCAGACCTGCGGGTCCCTCGATCCGATAGACCTTACCGTCCTTGCCGGTCATTTGATAAAGTGGCATTAAATCCTCACATTATAACCGAGTTCCTTAGTTCATTCATCAAACATACTACCAAGGTCTTCGACAGCTGCCCCGTCAAAACCCGCTAGGTAGTCGTTTACACCCGCAGCAATGAGGCCCCTACGGAATTTAGCGGCTGCCTTCGGATTTGTCTTTTGAGCTTGCTGGTAAGTTTGGTTACCAAGTTCTGGTATTTTAGTTTGACCTTCACGACCGGCAAGTGCTGTATCAATTTGCTTGGACACTGCGGCAGAGACCTGCATGTTAATCCGCTGATTTTTAAGTTTTTCAGCGCCTAGATAACCTTTCTTACTTTGATCCGCAGCGTAGCGAGAAGCCCCCGCCGTGATATTTGTCCGCTGCAATGCACCGGCTTGTTCGAGTGCCGCAGCCTCTTTCGCCGCCTTACGCTCAACAAAGCCTTTTGCAATCTCACCCGCTTGGCCTCGGCCCTTCATACCTTCAAGTACAAACGCGCGCTGTTCGGCGTTGGTCATACCTTCATCGGCAGCCAACTGCTTAAGCGCGTCCCGCACCTCGGCGCGCCGTTCCTTGACGCTCTCCTGATAACCGGGGAGAGTTTGACCGGCGGCCTCACCCGCTGCCGATAGTAGGGGGCCCCGAGTGCTTGCCAGCTTGGCACCGAACGACATAAGGAAAGAATTTAAATCCTGTTTGCCGCGCTTCTTTTGACCTTCCTCGGACAGAAGGTCTTTGTAGGCTTGGTTAGCGCGCTCCGCATACTCTCGCTTTGGCTGATACGCCGCGTTGATGTCCCGCATAAAGTTTTGCGGGTCGCGGTAGTAAGCCATGTTTTCACGTAGAATTCGCTCTTCGTCTACCTCATCTCCTTGAGCAAAAGCCACGATACCACCGTCGGCATACTCGCCATCCATGGGCTCATCGAACATGGTTTCCGGGATAGGAAGCATAGCCAAGCCGCCGTCAGCCATACCCATAGGCGGAGCACCCATAGGCATATCACCCATAGGCGGAGCAGGAGGAGCACCCATCGGGGGAGCGCCCATCGGAGGAGCCATACCCGGTGCCATGGGGGGCGGGGCTGGTGGGGTCATACCTAGCCCTCCGGGGGGAACAGCACCCGGAGCTTGGGGAGCGCCCCCCATGACCTGTTGAGCAACCGAAAGTTGCGGAGCCATCTCCTGCACCTGCGCGGAGCGCATACGGTCGATGAACATGCCGGCAAGAACGCCAGCCGTGGGGTCAACTACGCCCATCTGCATGGCTTGCGCAATCTTCTGCTTGTTGCCGCCGTAGTCCTTGGCGATATCCTCGGGGGACTGGATGCGGTACGGTTTCGTTTCCACGACTTAGCCTCCCCTGAACGTATTGTACGCGCCAAGCCCGGCGAGACCGGCACCAAGAGCCTGTGAAGCAAACGACGGCGGCGTTGCGTATGCCGTTTGAGTCGAATTAAGCTGCATCGGCAAACCGCGCAGGAGGCTGCTGAACTGCCCAAGCTGCTCCATCGGGAAATCGCGCTGACGCAGGAAGTCACCGTACATCTGGTCGAGGTATTGTTGCTCCAGAGCACGGACTTCGCCTGCCGCCCCTGCCTGCGCCTGAAGACGCTGGAGATCAGCCTGCTGCTGGTACTGACCGAGGTTACCCAGTGTCTGACCCATCTGGCCAGCCTGCGCGAGACCAGCCAGCCCCTGCTGCGAACCAAACTGACGAGACTGTTCTCCCAGACGCTGCGCTTCAAGATTAGATTGCTGGTTAGCCAGCGCAGCGCGCATCGACTGTTCAGCGTTTAGACCTTGGGTCTGAAGCTGCGCAGCGAGGTTTTGCACGTTCGACTGCTGTGCAGACGTAAGGTTAGCCAGCGCCGCCTGAAGGCCCGTTTGAGTGCCCAGCTGCTGCTGTTGAAGAGCGGCTCCCAAGTTCTGCTGCCCAGCGGTCATGCCCGCGCCACGGTCGCGCTCAAACTGGCTCTGCGCGTTCTCAAACGCCGACTGCAAACCACGGGATTCGATATCACCTAGCTGCTGGCCGAGATTACGTTCGCGCTCAATACCCGCCAGCAACTGGCGACTACCACCATAGGTGCCCTGACGAGCCGCACCAAGGTCCTGAGCTACCTGTCCCTTTTGCGCATCTCGGATAGCTTCGCGCTTCTGCACATCCAGCACGTTGCGGATGTACGGTGACATATACTCTTGAGCTTGCGCCTGCCCAAACCGCTCTGGAGCAGCCATCCGGAACTGTTCGAGAGGCCCAGACCCGAAGGAAGTCTGCGCAGCGCGCATAGATGGCGCGTTGACCTGTCCCGCCGTAATCTGTTGTGCGTTGAACTGACCCGGCGCGTAATCACTGGCAAGCAGCGACCCTTGGCCAGCGGCAGCGGCAAGACCCGACCCCATCGCAAACTGGTTGGGAGCACCCAAGCCAAGGACGTTCTGCTGGACTTGTTCCTGCGCCGGAGTGAAGCCAGCAATACGCTCATAAGGGTAAGGCGTATATTCTTGATTTAGCTGCCCTTGCCCGCGACCCAGTAGGTTCTCGAAATACGGCTTTGCGTAGTCCGGCAGATTGGTCTGCGTGACTTTCTGCTCGGTCTGTGTGGGTTGACTAGGACTGGGCATTACCGGTTACCCTTCTTCATTCAATGGTAGTTCAAACGCCTGCCACAGCACTTTTGCACTTTCAGGAGCAAAGAAGCGGGCCCAACCCATACGCCCACTCCCCTCAATACCGGTGCAGTCGTTGTCTACAGCCCAGCTACGCATGGTTTTAAGCATAGGTTTTTTCCACCGTTGGCCATCTTCACCTGCGCATAGCACGAGATGCAGATACTTGCTGCGAGGATAGAGAGAAAACCCAGTTACAACCACACCGAGAATGTCCGAGCCTTCAAAAGCAATCCACATGGTATGGGTGCCGCTAACCACGAAGTCGAGAATGTCTTCCGGCTCGTAGCGCCCACGTGAGTATTCTACAGCTTCACTAACATACGCCCGCACCGCAGGCCACACCTCTAATGCGTGTTCAGGCGGGACTGCGGAGACAAGGACGTCACTCACGCCAACCCCCCGATACCCTTGGCTACCTTGGTGTCTTGGCCACGGCCAGCTTTCTTGCGAGCCTTGTGGGCTCTATCCATAAGAGCGTAGAGCTTCTTGGTGCCCTTGCTATGGTTACCGCCGCCGACACGAGCAACAGCTTCCGGAGAGAAGATCACCTCGTCGCGCGCCACACGGGCTTCTTGACGACCACCGATACGAGCGCGGACAGAATCACTAACACCATCCCCACCGCCACGAACAGGGCGACCGCCCATAGCAGCAAGACGCTCGATGCCAGCATTGCTGCTGCCGTTACCCATTTCCGAAACCGTGCGCGCATCGACGACAAAGGAGCCATCCTTCATATTTACGTCGCCGCCACGGGCGAAGGAGTTAGAATCTTCGCGGAGGATCATTGCTGGGTCATAGCTACCGGTGAAACCGCCACCGCCGCCACCAGAAATAGTACGGATGATGTCGTTGATATCCATCGGCGCAGGTCCGCCAACCGGTGAGTTCGGAGCAAGCGAAGAGGACTTTGCAAAACCAAAGTCTGCCTCACTACGAGGGCCGGCAGCGCCACCACGGATATTGGCCCGGATGCGCTCAGACGGAGAGCCGCCCGGATAGGTGCGCGAAGCCGTGATGGGACCGGGCGATGTCTGGAAGTAAGAGATAAGCTCAGGCAGCGCCGCAGCAGCTCGCGCACCGATACCCATGGGAGCCTGACCAGTTTGACCAGTCTGACCCGGAGGCGGGGGAGGAGCAATCATAGGAGGCGGACCCTGCGGGCGCGGAGCAGTCGGAGGCGGAGCAGTCGGAGCCGGCGCAGAAGTATCGGCAGTGGGAGCAGGGGCTGTGTAAGGTACCCACTTACCGAGATCGTTGACGATATACTCGACGCCGCCGAGGTTAGAACGCCCGCCTATCAGGCTCGAAAGGTTGCTGGCCTGAAGCTGAGACTGAACACCGGTAGCCGGGTCTGTGTAACCGGTCGAGATTAACTGTTCATGGGTCAACGGACGCGACGACGCCTGACCGCCTTCAGCGTACCCAGTGGGGATTCGCCCTTCACGGGTCAAGAAGCCGGGGTACGGGTTCACTTGGTCGAAGAAGACAACCTCACCACCGGGACCTGACTCACGCGGCCTAAACCTACGCGGCTGAGACAGATACGGCCCTTCGTAGTTTGACTCTTCTTCCTCCAGCGGGAGCATGGTGGGCTGCATGGCGTCACTAAGCCCGCCATAAAGACCCAGACCAGCAGCGTAGGGAGCGGCTTTGGCGGGGAGCCCAGTCATTGTACCACGGGCAGCTTGACCAAATTGCTGGCCGAACCCAGCAAGGCCCGTCTTGGCTGCTGGAGCTGTGACACCAAGACCACCGGCGGCGGGAGCGGCTTGAGAAGCGAGTTGCTCAGCGAGCATATCGCCCGGAATGGGTAGAGATGTGGCTTGAGAAGCAAGTTGTTCAGCGAGCATATCACCCGGCAGGAGGTTAGACGCCGCCTGCGTCTTTGCCTCTAGCGCCCTCATAGCAATTTCGTCGCCCGGTAGGATATTAGCCGCAGCAGTTTTTGCCGTAGCAGCACCTGATGGAGCCGCTGCCGCAGCGGCACTCTTCCCTGCCAGTGCCCCGCCAAGTGAAGCGCCACCAAACGCGCCGAGACCGGCCATAAGACCTTTGTTAATATCGCCGGTAAGCGCGGTCTGACCTGCGCCCACTAGGAGACCAGCAGTAGCGGCTTTGCCGCCCAGAGTAGCGACAAGGCCCGAGCCCGGAAGGGCGAAGTTCAAACCCACACCCAGCAGCACCGGAAGGAGTTTCTTGAGGATGTTAGCTTCCGGCAGGCCAGTGTCGGGGTTGATGGAGAGCGAACCGCCCATAGCCATGGCAAGACTTTGGAGACCGCCGACTTCGTCGGGAGTCATGTGCACCAGCATGGAGTCGCCGTTGCGACCCCGACCCTGAAGCTCCTGCGCCATGGGGTTCATGCGGTTGTTAAGGCCAGAAAGAGACGGCAAGCCGCCAGCACCGGGGACCGGGTTGTTATTGTACGTGCCCCCTGCGGGGGTGTACGGCGTGGGGCTAGATTGCTGAACGTCCAAAACCTGCATAATCTGATCCTTGAGCGCTATCTCGTACTTACACTGACGCTACCGATTTGTCCAAAGTTTCTAGGTTGACGTTATCGTTTGCCAGTTTGTGCCGTTGTAGACGGACAGCTTACCTAACGTAGTGTCAAAAACTACCCAGCCAGCCTGCGGCGTTAGGGCGTTCTTCTGGGTTGTAGTCACTTGCCGTGCAGCGAAGATACCATCAAGGGTACCGCCATAAAAATTATCAGCCCGGTAGGACTCCGCTTGGTTAGGGGCGAGCGAATCCAACTGGGAGAAGTAAGTCTCCAGCACGCGGATAAGCTGTCGTATATAGTGGGGGTCGTACTCCGGAGGTGGGTTGGGCAGCGGAGCCGCACGGAACTTAGTTAGAGCCATTAACGCCGACCATCTTCGCGCATATCAAGACGCGGCGCACCAAGCTGCCACTGAACCCCAAGCTGGTCGGATATGACTTTAAGCGCCATCTGCCTTGCACGTGCCCGAACAAAGACCTGCTCGGTGTACGTATCGACCGTGGTCCGCATTACCAGCTTAGCATCGCTGGGGTTGTTTGAGAGGCTGGAGCCGGGGAAGTTACGCGTCCGCACTTCCAAAGTCACCTCTGGGGTGTTGGCCGTAGAGTCATCAAAGTTCACGTCGGGCAGCATACGGCGGGTCAGCATAAACTGGTCGCCTTCGCCAAGGTCAAAGTCAGAAGACTCGATATAAGCCGACAAGGCAGCGCCATCATCGTCGAGACCGTTCTCATGGCTGTACAGATATCCGTTGCCTACCGTCACGTCGCCAAGGTTGTTTACGGCCACGGGAGTGTTTGCTGCCTGCGGGTAGCGGCGTAGGGCTGTGTCCAGCCATGCTGTGCGGTCGATGCTCCCGTAGTACCAGAGCCTATCAAGGTGATTGTACACGACATAAGCGTTATTCACTTCGGAGTCGGCGGTCGGGTAGAACCACCAGACCTCGTTCCATTGCTCGTTTGTACCGGAGATAATCTGTTCCGCCTGCGCGAAGTTGAGGTTCTGGAAGACGTGGTTGCGCAGGGTGCAGGGCAGCGTCTCGACGCGACCGGTGTAGGCGTAGAACTTGTCCTGACCCATCCAGTAGGTGATGTTAGACGCCGTTGCCACGGCACGGGGCGAGGCAATCGAGATGTTGTCTGCGTACTCTTGCAGACCGAACACGTCAGTCGTGCCAAGGAACTGGAGGGTGTAGAGGTGGCTATCCGTCCAAACGAGGATTTCCTGCCGAGTAGGTAGTGCGCGAACGATGCGCGAACCGCGCGAGATACGCAGGTCACCAGCGGTATTAGTAGCGGTAGGGGTCCAGTTACCCGGCGCATCCTGCGAAGCCCAACGGATAAGCATGGGGTCGAAGTCGTTCGCATTTGTGCTACCAAAGGGCACTGCGCCAAAGGCGATGAGATGCTTATCCTGCTGTGAGACCAGCAGTTGCATAACTTTGACCGGCACGTCATTGGCAACGTAACTATTGGCAGTGGCGTACGCCTGAAGCGTAATAGCCCGCGTGCTCAGAGCCGCGCCCGGATCAACGGTAGACCCACGCTGCCAGATGTATGGCGCGCCGTTGCGGATGTTAGCTACAAGGTCGTTGTCGAAGTTGTCCATCCACCAGTCACGCTGGGGCTGCGACACCGGGCTTGTAGAGCCAAGACCCCAACCAGAACGGCCCCACGTGCCAGTGCCCCAGCCGTAGCCGTTGAGCGGAACTGGATTGCCGGTGTCGATCTCAAAGCTGATGCTGATAGCCGTACCGCCGCCCCCAGCGGAGTTGGACGTGACCGGACCCGTGATGGGGAAAGTGAACGTCGATGAACTCAGCACAGTGACTTTATGATTGCCGTTGATCTGGCTAGCAGCCACGCCACCAACAGGACCCACGACGCCGGAGATGGTTACATAGTTGCCGGTCTGCGTTCCGTGCCCGGCGGGAATAACTACCGTTATCGTCGTAGGTGCAGTGGTGCTCGTCTGGATGCAGTTGTCCGTGCTGGGCGTCGTCAGCGTTGGGCTGACCGAGCGGAGCGGCGTGATGTCGTAATAGTTACCACCGGCCTCGATGTAGAGCTTGGCGTTCGTCCCCAGTGACAGCAGGTTATCCGAGAACGTGGTAACCCAGTTCCACATATTGCGGCACACGCCAGCAAACGGTGTCGGCGTAGATTTGACCCAGCCTCCAATCTTTTCCGGGTACCCGGAGCGGAACCGGATTTTGTCACAAGCAAACCAACCACCCTCGTTGGAGTAGTTGGTCTGGTCGCGGTTTACACCGGGCCGGAATTGAAGTTTGGATAGGGGCATTAAGCTTACCTTACCATGTAGCGATTGCTACACGCTTCCATGTGTTAGTAGCGGTACACACATAAATATAGTTGCTGTCCCAAGTAATCGTTCCTGCGGTCCCAGTAGCTGACGCACTGGCCGGCGTGGAAGAGGTGCTAAATATTATAGTCCCAGACAAGCTTGACCCAGCGCCGTCGCATAGAATACGTTGCGTATTGTTGGCTGAAATTTGAGTTTGACTACTCGTAGCAGCAAATACGTTTACTCCGCCAGCGGCAAAGTTAATCGAGGTTCCGGACCGGTACATGCCCATATTTGTTGCGCCGGTAAAGAAGATCGACGGGGCAGAAACTGAGCCGTCGTTGGCCGAGAACGTGCCGGAAGCGCTTGTGGCGTTGATGGTAACTGCGCCCGTAGCACCTGAGATGGTTACGTTTGTGCCAGCGACGATGCTGGTGACGCCTGTGTTGCTAACGACCACTGCGCCGGTTGTGGGGCTGACCGAGATACCCGAGCCAGAACCCGTGACGCTAGACACCGCGCCGCCACCTGACGGGGCCTGAGAGACCCAAGCCGAGCCGTTGGACGTAAGCACGTTAGCCGCAGTGCCGGGGGACACTGACGTAACAGCCGATGTGCCAGCACCGATCAGGACCGCACCTGAAGTAAGCGATGTGGTGCCAGTGCCCCCACCTTGGACGCCGAGAGTACCGCTAAGGGTCAGAGTGCCGGCAGAAGTGACGGGACCACCGGAGAAGGACAGCCCGCTGATTGCCGTGCTTGCGTTGACTGAGGTGACCGTGCCTGCGCCGCCAGCCGAAATCCACTCGACATCCGTAGCGCCCGCGTTCAGCGCAAGGAGCTTACCAGCGTTGCCGCCATAAGACGGCAGAAGATTGACTCGCGCCGTAGGAGCAGCGTTGGCACCGGTACCACCAAAGCTAACCGCCAGAGTACCTGATGAGACGTTGGAAGCGTTGAAGCCAGTGAGCGCCGAGGCATTACCCGAAGTGGACCCTGTGCCACCCGAAGCGACCGGAAGCGCCGAACCAAGCGTCAGCGACGTGAGGTGGGTGACAATATCTACGACGTTAGTGGCGTTGGTGAAGACCCATGTAGTCTTACCGGCAGGGACGGTGATGCCGGTGCCCGCAGCAGTCTTGACCACCACGGCATCGCCGCAGGTGTTGTTGACGATATAGGCTTTCTCGATGGACGGCACGATGAGGTTGCGCGTGACACCCCCAGTCGTCCCGATCAAGTTGAGCCGCATATTGCGCGCGGTCTGCGTCCCGTTGGTGTCCGACAGGGTCAGAGTAACATCGCCGCTGGCAAACGTCACATCGGCAGAACCAGCGATAGCCTCCTCAATGGCAGTGCCAAGGTTGGTGTTAGTGACGTCACCCCACGTAGTGGAGTTCTCACCCGTGGCCATCAATTGGATTTTGAGGTTGCTATATGTACTCGGCATGTTGCGTCCTTACGTCGGTATAACTTGCCAGTTGGGGTCCTGCGCGTCGTTGATAATACCCCAAACAAGCGCCGTCTGCACGCGTCCAGTTGCAGATACTCCGGTAACGGTTACGTTCTTCGGGATTGAAACTAGGACCGTACCTACCGAGCCAGTCGCTTGGATGCCATTGACGCGGTAACCAGACTGTACGTTGACGGCACCGATTTGTCCTGCGCCTTGTACGCCCGTGGGCTCGATATTAGCATCACCCGTAATAACCGGAGTGCCCAGCAAGCCGAGGCCGGCAGTGCCATCTTCAACAACCACGGAAGCAGCAACTGCATCAGCCTGACCAACCTGCCCTGTGGCCTGCGCACCTTGGAGTACTACGGTAGCCTTAGCTTGGACTTGAACCGTACCGATTTGGCCGGTGCCCGCAACACCGTCTTCAATGACCGCAGCGTCAGCATCGACAACGACATTACCGACTTGGCCCGAACCCGAGACACCGGTTACTTGGACTGCCGACGTAGGCTGCACTGTGCCAACTTGGCCCGTACCTTGGACGCCTGTGACTTCGACATTAGCCGCAGCAGAAACTTGTGCAGTACCAACCTGCCCTGTGCCAGACACCCCTGTGGGGCTAACAACGACAATGACACCGGCAA